CGTGCCGTTCCGGTTCGTCCCGTGCATGGTGGCGGGGCTGGCTTACTATCTGGCGCTGAAAATCCCCGGGGCGGAAGCCCGGATGGCTACCCTGAAAGCCCAGTACGACGAGGCTTGGGAGTTTGCCAGCACTGAGGATCGGGAGAAGGCAGCCGTGCGGTTTGTGCCGCGTCGGATGTTCATCGGCGGGACGTTCTGATGGGTAATCGGTTTGCCTCGGGCAAAAACGCCATCGCGATGTGCGACAGGTGTGGGCAGCGCTATAGGCTTACCGAACTCAAAACCGAAATTGTCAAAACCAAGCGGTACCAACTGCTGGTGTGCAAGCAGTGCTGGGACCCGGATCAGCCGCAGTTGCAGCTTGGTATGTACCCGGTGGACGACCCGCAGGCGCTGCGCAACCCCCGCCCGGACAGCACCTATGTGGTTGCCGGCACTGGCCCGGATGGAACCCTGACTGGCGGTAGCCGGGTCTTCCAGTGGGGCTGGGCACCGGTGGGCGGCAGCAGCTTTTTTGATGCTGCGCTGACCCCGAATAACTTGGTTTTATCTGTGCAATTGGGCACAATAACGGTATCCACTACGTAAGGAGTGAACATGGACGCGAAGAAAGCTGTGCGCAAGCACGAACAAAACATGCACCCGGGCCAAAAGCCCACTAAGCTGCGTGCTGGCGGCAAAACCAACGCCGACATGCTCAAGTACGGGCGCGGTATGGCGAAGGTCATGAATCAGCGCAGCCCCGGTCGCAAGGGAGGCTGATATGTCCGGCAAGATCACTACCGTGAAGTCCCCCGTTGTGGGGCAGATGCCTGTTCGCGAGGCGCTCAAGGCCAACGTGTCGGTTGCGAATGAGCGCACCAATGAGTACAAGCCCACCAAGACCTCGGGCATCAAAATCCGTGGCACCGGCGCGGCTACCAAAGGCGTGATGGCTCGCGGCCCTATGGCCTGAAGACGACATGAACTACACCCAGTTGACCGCTGCTATCTGCGATTACACGCAGAACTTTGAGACTGACTTTGTTGCGAACATTCCGGTGTTCGTGCAGCAGGCCGAGCAGCGCATCTACAACACGGTGCAGTTCCCGTCACTACGCAAAAACGTCACAGGTTCCGCGTCCGCCAACAACAAGTATCTGTCGTGCCCCAGCGACTTCCTCTCCGTCTACTCGATGGCAGTCATTGATGCTACGGGTGCTTATGAGTACTTGCTCAACAAGGATGTGAACTTCATCCGTCAGGCGTATCCGAATCCGACCACTGACACGGGCATCCCCAAGTACTACGCGCTGTTTGGCCCCACGGTAGCTGGTGCAACGATCTCTGACGAGTTGTCGTTCATCCTTGGCCCGACGCCTGATGCAGCTTATGACGTTGAGCTGCACTATTACTACTATCCGGAGTCGATCTCGGTGGCCGCAGATGGTCAGACCTGGCTGGGCGACAACTTTGATACGGTGCTGCTGTATGGCTCTCTGGTTGAAGCATACACGTTCATGAAGGGTGAGACCGACATGATGGCGCTGTACGACGGCAAGTATAAAGAAGCTCTGGCACTGGCCTCGCGTCTGGGCGATGGTCTGGAGCGCAGCGATGCGTACCGCAGTGGTCAATATCGGCAGGCTCCTTTGCCGCAGAATAACGGGGTCCGGTAATGGCTTTTGCTGGAAACTTCTCCTGCAACACGTTGCGCTCGGGCCTTGTCAACGGCACGATCAACTTCGCCTCGGACACGTTCTATCTGGCGCTGTACACCAACGCTGCTACGCTGGACTCCACGACGACGGCATACACTACGGCGGGTGAGGCGACGGGCGGCAACTACGTTGCAGGTGGTAATGTTGTGACGGCCACGATTGCCAGTGAAGCAAATAACGCTGGCGGCAGCACGACGTATGTTAATTTTTCTTCTCCGGCGTGGACTGGCGCGATCACTGCGCGTGGCGCGTTGATCTACACCCCCGGCGATAACGGTGCTGTGTGCGTGCTGGACTTCGGCTCGGACAAGACCTCAACCACTTCTTTCACTGTGCAGATGCCCGCAAACACCAGCACGTCTGCTTTAATTCGGCTTGTATAAGGAGCAATCATGCAAAAAGAGTTTTCCAACTTCGGCGACCACGCACAGGTGACGATGCAGTCCAACGTTGCGGGTTCTGAGACCGTCGGTATCGAAGGCGTCTACCACGTGGTCTGCCGCGACGCTGATGGCAACATCAAGTGGCAAGACGAGTTCCCCAACTTGGTTAACGCCGTGGGCAAACAGTTGATGCTGGACACCCTGCTGTCTGGCACCTCTTACACCACGGTGGGTCCGTTCCTCGGCCTGATCTCTGGCACGGGCTTGACCTTCGCCGCGTCGGATACGCTGTCCTCCAAGTCGTGGACTGAGTTTACCAACTACACCGTTGGCGGCTCGGCTGTGCGGGGTACGGCATCGTTTAGCTCTGCGACTTCTTCGGGTACCACGCCGACTAACGTGACGACCAAGACCGCTTCGGCCATCACCTACACCATCACGGGTGGCGGTGGCACGGTGGGCGGCTGTTTCTTGGTGACCGGCTCTGGCGCTTCTTCGACTCAAGGTAACACCTCGGGCACTCTGTATAGCGCAGGTGCTTTTGGCACGGCCAAGGTCACCACGGCAGGCGACACCGTTAGCGTTACCTATAGCACGACCGCAACGTCCTAATAAGGAGTCGTAAATGGCTCTGGTTCTTGCAAACCGTGTCCAAGAATCGGCCACGGCGAATACGACTGTAAGCTTCACGCTGACCGGCGCGGTTGCGGGCTTTCAGACGTTCGCGGTCATTGGCGACACCAACACCACCTACTATTCGGCCACTGATTCGGCTGGCAATTGGGAGGTGGGTCTTGGCACGTACTCCACCACGGGGCCGACGCTTACGCGCACGACCATCTACGCGTCCAGCAACTCCAACACGGCGGTCACCTTCTCGGGTGTGGTCAGCGTCTTTGTCACCTACCCGTCTGGCCGGTCGGTCAATCTGGATGGCAGTGGTAACGTCTCTGCGCTGGGGACTGTGGCCTCTGGTACGTGGCAGGGATCGACCATTGCTGTGGCGTATGGCGGCACGGGGGTTACGACCTCTTCCGGTGCCAGCTCGGTGGTGCTGCGCGATGCTGACCAGAACATTACAGTCAACCGGGTCAACCAAGCCAACACCAACACCACTGCGGCGGCTGGGACAACGATTCTAACAACGGCTTCCAGCTACATCCAAACTCTTGTTGGGACGGGTGGGCAGACATACGCGCTTCCAGATGCCACCACTTTGACAACGGGTGTGGCGTTTGTGTTCAACAACCTCGCCACTGGCAACCTGACGATTACGGACTACGCCACTGCCACGATTGCCACAGTTGCATCGGGCGGCGCAGGGGCGGTGTTTTTAACGGCCAACGCCACGGTTGGCGGCACTTGGGACCTTCACGCCTATCTGCCTGAAGGTGTGACGTTTGGCACCAACGCATTCAACCTTGGCTCTGCGGTTGTCTCTGGCGGCACTTGGCAGGGCGGCACCATCCAGCCAGCCTACGGCGGCACGGGCCTGACGACGTTCACCGGGGCTAACAACGCCCTGTATTCCACCGGGTCTACGACCCTGACTGCTGGGACTTTGCCTCCCGCAGCGGGCGGTACGGGTGCTACAGCCACCCCCACAAACGGCCAACTGTTGATCGGTAACGGCACCAACTTTGCTGTTGCATCGTTGGGTTCCGGCACAGGTATCAGCACAACGACTGGCTCTGGCACGCTGACCATCAACAACACGGGCGTTACTTCGTTCAGTGCTGGCATGACGGGTTTGACCCCGTCCACGGGCACGACGGGTGATGTGACGCTTGCAGGCACCTTGGCTATTGCCAACGGTGGTACGGGGCAGACCACGGCCAACACGGCCTTTAACGCTCTGGCCCCCAGCCAGACCTCTCAGTCGGGCAGATACCTGACGACAGACGGCACAAACACCTCGTGGGCGGCTGTTGGCGGCGGATTTGCTGCGGGTACCGCCATGTTGTTTGTGCAAACAGCGGCACCTACCGGATGGACGAAGTCAACTACGCACGACAACAAGGCGTTGCGGGTTGTATCAGGCTCCGCAAGCTCTGGTGGTACTACGGCATTTACCACGGTTTTTACAAACCAAACACCAACAATCACGACGAGCGGATTGAGTGCAGGCGCTACTACGCTGAGTACGTCGCAGATTCCGTCACACACGCACACAATGGCTAGAGCAGTAGACCCTTGTGCAGGTGGGACAGGGGTCTCAGTGAACTTTTCAGGTGGTACTTTTACAACCAATGCAACCGGCGGAGGTGGATCACACACGCACTCAATTTCTGGTTCAGCGACTTCCAGCGCGATTACTTTGAACGTGCAGTACGTTGACGTAATAATCGCCACGAAAGATTAACGATGAAGCTGGAACCTAAAGCCAATTGCCCGCTGGATAACTTTAACCCGTGCCGTCAACTTGACTGCGCATGGTTCATGAAGATTCGCGGCAACAACCCGAACACCGGCGAAGAAGTTGATGATTACGGTTGTTCAATGGCGTGGCTTCCCGTCCTGATGATTGAGAATAGCCAGCAACAGCGCCAGACCGGGGCGGCTGTGGAATCGTTCCGCAACGAAATGGTTAAATCTAACGAAGTCGGTCAACGTGTTTTGCTGGCAGCAGCAGGAGTTCCACAGAACGCGCAGCATATGATTTTGGAGCACAAATGAGACTGACCATCATTCCCGACGATAACGCGGTTTACAAAGACAGCGTGATGAAAGCGTGGGAGCTGCCCGCGCTAAATTTGGCTGATTGTGGCATTCCTGATGGCGTGCATGCTTTGCAGTGGTATGACACTTACGGAGATATTGAGTTTTCTCCGCCCAGCTCCGGCGCACCGCAACCTCCGAACCAAGCGATTACAGAACTACCGCAGTGGGCGCTTAATTGCGTTGCAGTGTGGGATGCTTGGTCGCCTCCGCCGCCGCCGGATGCCGCCCAGTCTACCGTCGAAGGGGCACAGACGCTGTGACCCAACCCGTCGCTCCGCGCTTCACCGTTACATACGACGGGGCGTCTATCAATGTTTACCACGCCGACAAGGGCGAGGGCCTGCCGCGCCATGATCATCTGTACGCACACCTGACCATGTGCCACGCCGGTAGCTGCATCGTGCGAAAAGAGGGCCGGGAGCTGGTGATGACCAAAGACACGCAGCCGGTCAATTTGGTAGCCGCCGAGTGGCATGAGATTGAAGCGCTTGAAGACGGCACGGTGTTCGTGAACGTCTTCGCTGAAGGGAAATACTGATGAGCACGATCAACTCCAATAACGTACAGATCGGCACTTCCAGCACTGCCACGCCGGACGGCACTGTTCGCGTTGCCAACAGCAACTCGGGGTCGAATCCCTGACCACTCGCATCGCTACGCTGGAAGCCAAGTAAATGTTCGGCATCGCAAGTTTTTCCCAAGTACCGTTTGCCTCACTGGCAGGGAATAACTTTGCCTTCTCCCTGACGGAGAACCTGAACTCCGACGACGCCAGCACCCAACTGTCCGCGTTCCTCCAGAGCCAGACTGAAGATGTCACGATGGGGGATGTTGATTCCACCGCCGGCATTTTCTTCGGGGCCGTGAACGAGAACGTGGGCATGGACGACGCCAGCGCCCAGCAGTCTGACTTTTTGCAATCCATCAGCGAGAACTCCGATCTGGCGGATGCCTCTGGTATTTCGCTCCTGTTTGAATTGTCCGTGACGGAAGACGTAGTCCTTGCAGATGGCCCGGTGCCTTTCTTTGCCGCCTTGGAGTCCCGCACGGAGGACATTTTGGAAGTGGCGGACGCCAGCACTCAGCAGTCCGCGTTTCTTCAGTCAATTGCTGAGAACGCCAATCTGGACGATGTTGAGACTGTTACGGCGCAGTTTGCCCAGTCGGTAACCGAAAACATCAACATGGATGATGTGCGGTCGATTGCCGCGCAGTTCGCGCAATCCGTCTCTGAGGGTGTGTCTGTCGAAGACCTGAGCATCGCTGGTCTTGTTTATGTGGACTCCATCATCGAGAACCTGTCTGCGGCGGACGCTCAAACCGTGGTCTCCACCTTCTTGTTCTCTCTGGCTGAAAACCTGAACAGCGCGGATGTCCCGACCGTGCAGGCTGCATTTGCGACGGCGATCAGTGAGAACTCCGCTCTGGCTGACAGTTTTGGCGTCGGTGGCTGGGTCAAAATCATCAGTAGTCAGAACCCCGACTGGACCAACATCACCAACAGCCAGAGCGTTAACTGGCAACTTATCGATAATTCCCAATAAGGAGCCTCGTAATGAGCACCTACTCCCCCAGCCTGCGGATCGAACTGATCACGACGGGCGATCAAGCCGGTACGTGGGGCAACACGACCAATACGAACCTTGGTACTCTGATTGAGTCTTCAATTGCCGGGTATGTGTCCGTCTCTGTCATCGCGGCTAACCAAGCCCTTACCGCTTTAAACGGTGCGGCGGATGAATCGCGCAACATGTCGATTGCGCTGACCACGACCACTGGGGCCAACTTTGCGGTCTACGCTCCTCCGGCAGAGAAGACCTACGTCATCTATAACGCCAGCGCCTACACGGCCACCATCTACAACTCCACGGTGATCGGTAACACGACCGCTGCCGGTACTGGGGTGGCTATTCCTGCGGGCAAGACCGCGACGGTATGGACGGAAGGCACCAACTTCCGCCTGCAAAATACCTATCTGGCTTCGCCCACGATTGATACCCCGACCATCTCTTCTCCCACGATGACGGGAACTCCGGTTGCGCCCACGGCTGCACCGGGCACGAACACCACGCAGGTTGCCACTACGGCATTTGTCACTGCCGCTACGAGCGGTTTGGGGACGATGGCAACTCAGAACGCCAACAACGTGGCGATTACCGGTGGTTCAATCACAGGCATCACTGACCTTGCCGTGGCTGATGGCGGTACTGGGGCATCCACGGCGGCAAACGCACGTACAAACCTTGGGACCAATGACGCAGCCAACCTAACGACGGGCACCGTTGCTACCGCACGCCTTGCCACCTCCGGTACGGCAAGCTCTAGCACCTTCTTGCGTGGAGATCAGACATGGGCTGCGGTGGCTGGTTACACCGGCCCACAGGGGATGCAGGTGTTTACTGGTAGTGGCACGTTTACTGTGCCAACCGGAATCACCTCTGTAAAAGTTACGGTTGTTGGTGCAGCCGGTGGCGTAAACACTTATTCCGGAACCTCTCTATCCGGTGCTGGGGGTATGGCTCAAAGAGTCGTGACAGGTCTAACGCCCGGAGGGACTGTTTCTGTCACGGTTGGAGGAGTTGGCAGCAACACTTCTGGTGGCTCACCACCTAACGTCAATGCCCGAGCTAGTACAGGCGGGACATCTTCGTTTGGCGCGTTTTGTTCTGCGACGGGCGGGCAAGGTGCTACAAGTGCTAACCTTAGCGGAGCTACTGGTGGGGCTGGTTCTGGTGGAACATTAAATATTGATGGGCAAACGGGTCTTAATTTAACAGGTGGACGCGCTTACGCCCCCCTTGGACTAGGTATGCCGGGATATGCGGCTTTTTTAGGCTGTTGCGGTACTGTCAACGTCGCTGGCAGCGGGTACGGCTTTGGTGCTATGTCTAGTGGTGGTGCTGCTTCTAACCCCGTTTCCACTGGTGGCGGCGGTGTTGTGATTGTTGAGTGGTAAGGAGGGCACATGAAACAAGCTTTAATTTCTCCCAATGAGCCGCGTGAAACCGGCTACCGCGTAGCCGAGGTGTGCGACGTTGTCTTTGAAGTTGCTTCTCCGCTCTTCTGGGTCGCGTGCGCCGATGATGTGGTTGCAGATGAATATTGGTACGACCCCACCAATCAAACCATCAAGCCCATCCCGCAGCCTGAACCGGCACCAGACCAGCCAGCAACTTTTGGAGCGCAGACGCTGTGACACCTTGTTTGGTGACTGAATATGATCGATCCGTTTACCGCATTTGCTGCCGCGCAAGCTGCGGTGGCTGGCATACAAAAGGCCATTAAATTAGGCAAGGACGTTAACGGCCTTGTCGGGGAGTTCAGCCGTTTCTTTGACGCCCGAGATGCCGTTCAAAAGGCCGCCAACGACGCAGGCAAGTCCGGCAAGTCTGATACCGGCAGGGCGATGGAGATCGTCATGCAGGCCAACCAACTACGTGAATCTGAGGAGCAACTCAAACACATGCTGGTCTACGGCGGCTACCCAGAACTCTGGGAGATGATGCTCAAAGAGCGGATGAAGATCAAACAGGCCCGGGAAAAGGCCGAGCGCGAAGCCAAGATCGCCCGCAAGAAGGTTGTGGCCGAGCGCCTGTTGATGGCTCAGATCGTTGGTGGGGCCATCTGCGTCATCATCATTGGCACCATCATCATCTTTATCGTTAAACAGGCGACGTCGTGAGCGACGAGAAGGTCAATCCCAACAGCCTGATCGAGAAGGTTCTCGGGTACGTTGACTCGCCGTTCAAGCTCTTTGCCATCCTGTTGATGGCGGTGTTTGCGTTTGTGGGGTACTTTGTCTGGCAGAACCAAGCCTTCCTGATTGGCGCGTACAAGGAACAGCAAAAACTGCCCAGCATCGCCGAGGACCGGGTGGAGGATGCGGCGGCGCACTTATTCAAAAATACTGAGGCAGTGGTCGTCACTATCTTCAAGGTGAACCCAATGTTTGGCACCCGCGTCCTACATCGGGCCTATACCAAGGACGGCAGGGACAAAACCCATGAGGGGCTGGATGTGGGCCTCTTCACCGCCAACGCGGCTAATAACCGGGATGTGGTGGCACTG